GGGGCTGTTAGTTTTCGATTTGATCCGAAAACTTGGTCCGGCAATGCCCTAAGACGAGCTAGTAATAGTCCCGTCCCTTCGAAATTCTGGCTAACGCCAGACTCGAGCAAACACGAGGTATAGTATCCTTCGATACCGTCCCTCGCCCGAACCGGGGTGGCCTCATCAAAATTTAAGATGAAGCCGCCGTCTCCTTTACCAGCAGAGATTCCGAACCGAAGTGGCTTTGGAACCCTGTGATAAAGGTACGACCAACAACGACGGAGGCGAGAATCACAACCGTAATGAGCATTACGGCGATGACTAAGCCACCGGACATTATTAGCCAATCGGTAAATTGCTTGCGCATTCGAAAGTCTTTCTTTTAGAAAGATAGGCTTACAGTCGAACCCTGAGAAGTAGTGAGAGCCACAAGATTCACGGAAATAAGATGAGGAGAAACTCTTTCTCTTATTAACAACGAATCCGAGGAAATCGCTAAACTCAGAAAACATCTCGAAATCGGATTTGGGGAGTATAACATCATCCCCAAAAACGCTGATCTCACCAGTGCTACCGGTGAGTTCTTGCACTGCTTGCGCAGCTGCGAAGAAAATCAGTGATTCTAATTCGAAGGTATACCCGTTCCCCATACTGGAGAACTTGTTCCAACGAATTAGATTTCCTCTTTCGAACCCCAATTGGCATCGACATGCACTAAGTACCTGGAACCATTCGGGCGGAAGCAAAGCCCTTACGACCTCAGTACTGATAGTGTCACTAGCGGAAGAAAAATCAACAGTAGCTAGAGAGTCGTCCTTGGACGCCTTCTTGGCTAACAGCTGATTATTCAACTGAGAGTTGAGGTTGATGCCAAACCGCTTAAGACGAGTTCTGATCATGGCGCCGAGACCCTTTTGTAAATATAAATTTACGCCAGGTTCGACAGCGATGACACGATCAGTCTTCGAATTCTTCGGCACAGTGACCACACGGTTCCCAAGCTGGAAGGAGAAAGGATTTTCAGGATTCTCACCCTGTAGATGCTTCCACCATCCTGGGTAGGCGATAGGAATTAAATCGCCCACCAGGGAGTACAAGTCGCGTGTTATCCCATTCTCAGAATGGAACTTATTGACAGCCGAGACATGACTACCCTTTAGCAAGGTTGTCACGCCCGGGCCCCAATTGGCATTGTCAAACCACCTTTCCGGCTCGAACGGCCCTAATATCTGCTCGATTTTACGCGCGGTTGCATTAAGCAACCAAACGCTCGACCCGTGGTATTTCGGGTCGAGAAGCAGGTTTCGGAACCGACCGTTAGTCTGCTTACAGTGTTCCTCGTAATGATGGAACTTCTCAAAGGCTGCATCCTGCTTCGAAACGGCCAGACTCAAAAAGTCTGACTTGCTAAGAAATTGAACCGCAGCGTAAGCATCCCTAAACTGATACGCCTTTAAGTAATTTAAAGGCGATACCTCAAGATCGACCAGCTGTTGATGCTCATTGTTTGAGTACAACAACCAGACGGCCAATGAGGTCGGACAGTCAAGGGCGGAAAGGTATTGATAAATGCTGTCGTCAGTAACAGTACGACTAACGCGGGTGGTGCGAACGAGCTTGACAAGTTCGCGATTATGTCTCTTAGATGACATAGAGTCCTTTGTATGATGGTTTTCATTCGACTAACCCATCAGGGTTAGAGCGGTCTTAGAAGACCGCTTCGAAGTTCTCGATCGCAGGCGTGATGACAGTGGCGTTAGCCATGTAATTACGCACATACGCCAGCAGGTCTTTACGCTGCTGGAGGGTCGAGCGCTCTGGGAGCGTGAATTCCACCGTACCCTGCATGTTATATGCCAGAGTCGGCGCCGGCTGAATGCCGGTCGTCGTCGAAGGCGAAGTAACTTCCAGGACTGGGACTACCACCTTGGCAGTGATCCGGTACGATTTGAAACCCTTGCTAGGGTTACGAAGCGAAAACGAGATCTGGGGGAAGCCGACGGAAATACCGCCGGAACGATCCGCCCATTTTGCCACGCCGGCCGCATCGATATTGACAGGGCTGAAGGTGTGATTTACTGGGGTGGCAGCGCCATCCGCCAGAGTCAAAGCTGCAATTGCAGTCATTTGTGTATTGCTTTCTAGAGGTTAAGGAACTACTTGCGTAGTCCACGAAGAAGCGCCATAGCATTAGCCAGGTGGGTAAAACTAAGCGGGTTCTGAGGTTGGGGCAGTTGCGGAGAAGGAAACGATCCTAGGACCGTCCTCTCCACTTGTACCCTATCAGTCCTCGCTACAGCGTAACCCGTAGCCTTGCCGGATGCTTTGCGCAAATGAGTGTACGCACGTGAAGTCCTCCCACGAAGGAAGGTGGTTTTCGTTCCGCTCCGGAACGTCAGCCCGTTGGTTGCATCACACGCGGAGACAAAATCTCCGATGGGAAGAAACCAATCGATCACGAACGACCAAGGCAACAGCTCCCAAGCAATCAGAGCAGGATTAGTTATCCCTAACTCTGATAAGGTCTTGAGAGGGGCGTTGCTTAGCGTGAAACTGCAGACGTAGCGGATAGTCAGCGTACTCTGTTCCGAATCTTGGTAGGTGAAGAATCCGTTGGATTCTCTACCGGATGCGGTGTCAGAATGGTTGATAGTCCGTTGCTTCACGACTTTCTCCACAGGTGACTTGATATTTAGCTCAGCCAAAGTTTGCGCTGCGCCATATATGTCATTCACGAGTGGTTTCCAGCCGTACTGCAGTGCTAACCAGCCTTTCGCAATAGATTGCTGCTGGTTGTAGTAGTTACGATTGTCCTGACGTCGAACCTGTCGACCGTGCAGTCCAAGCGCATTAGCCGCTTTCACAAAGTTGCCCTGCTTGAGGGCAGCTAAGGACTTAGCGATAGCAGTCGCCGCTTCAGCAATCGTACGGGCCGTTTGGGCTCGTTCAGCTGCTGCTTGCATCAAATTTACTTTCTGATCTTTGATCTTCAGAAGAAGGTCATTGATCAGTTTTCGATTCATTGCTGCGACGACGCTGTCTGGAGGACCGACAACATTGGGAGGACCGTAGTCATTCCCAGGGAAGCCTGAGTGAGTCGTGATATACCTAGCCTGCCCCATATAGGGACCGGACTGAGCAATCTCGTCTGACTCGATTCGGAAGTAACCGCTTGAATAATTTCCCCATACCCTATTAAGGATATAGGGATTATTAGGCAAGTTGGCAGAGTCCTTCAACCGATAATAACCGGTTGTATTTCTCGTGTCACGGTAAAGCGTTTCCAACTGCGATGTACCCGAACCGTTCGTCACGGTTTC